GTAACCTCTTTAGTTTCTTTTTCAATTCCTATAGACAGCTTAGACATACGAAGTATATCTCGGCGGCTCAGGAGATGGAGTAATCCACGACCTGGTCTGGAGGTTTTGTAACCGAGACCTCGCAGCTTTTGCGGGGCCTCTAGAACTATCAAGGACTTCCAACTCTTACGTAAGAGTTGGTAAAGTGGTCGTGTTACCACGACTACACCACGATTGTTGAAAATCTTATTCAGTTTCGCAATTGCGTCCCTCGTTACCGAAAATAGTACTGATGCCTTTCTATGTTTACCATTATCAAAACATGGAGAGACTTTTGGAACACGCGGTGAAACCGCGTGTCCAAACCAGTACATTTCGCCGCAAAAAACGGCTACCGATCTCGAAAAGATCGTCTTGGAACGGTTAAGTTTCCAACCGGATATCTTAAGATTCTTTTCATAAGTATCGAGATCTCCTTGGAAGAAGATATCGTCACCCACTATAGCATAGCGGGTAATACCAGCCAGCCGTGTCACATAATGATGACAGACTGACGAAAGCTCAAAACATCCTTTCAAGCCCATTAAAAGCTTGTCAGGTATTATAAATTTACCATTCGGCATTTCTACCGGGAGGTTAAATAATAGCTTTTCAAGTCCGTCAAGGCCTAAAGATCGCAGTCCGAATCTTGCCAACTCTGGCTTGATGTCGTCGGAGAAATTCGACAAGTCACCAGAGACACACATTTTGTCACCCTTGGAGATTTCCCTTTGAACGAAACTGTGTCCAGCAGTTTGGTTCTCGGAATAGTCACCGCGTACTAAGCGAAGAATTTCGCGAGCACGACGGTACAATCCAGTCGAGTGAACAAAAGGTGTATTGTAAGGACAAATAAGCCTTAGCTTACCTGCCGATTCGGTAAGTATGTGTACCCTGCCGTAAGGCGGGGGCTTATACCCGAATTCTGCTGGTCCACCGTGGTCAAACCACTGCGGAAAGCGAGGTTCATCTTTCAAAGCACAAGGCTTTGTAGATATAGAATCAAGGTCAAGATACTTAGGTAGCTTACCAAGTTTTGCGTTGATATCTAATGTTTCCATCAGATTGGGAGCTTCCTCTCTATAATACAATTCAAGAGGAGTCTCGTCGGCCTTTTCAGGCTCAACCGGATAACCGGCGAGCAACATCATAGCTTTCATCTGAGGACTCATGAGTTTCAGATTAGTGACCATAGATGTAACCGATTCGCCTAACTTACTTTCGTAAGTATCAAGCATTAAAGAATAATCTAAGGAAGCCCCTTCGGGGCTTACTCTTCTTTCGAAGTCCTTAAGACTCTTCTTTATCTGGTTAACGCTATTCACTTTTATCATTTTTGCAAACGATAATACGCAGAGAACACGTTGTGCGGTTTGCACATCGTTCGAAGTAGGTTTTGCAACACTAGATAGACGATCGAGTTCTCCCCAATACCACGCAAACAGTGATGGGTAAATTTTGCCTTTTTGCTGCTTAAAGCCCGGTATAGGGAAACCATCCCTATCGTTGCCAAGCAACTTCAACCCGAATGTTGGGAACACCCGGGATTTGGACAAAAAGTCTACACCATTGTAACGTAGACGCTTTTCCACTTCCTTGAGGTAGCTCTTACGAGCATCTCTCGGTGCCGGTACCTGTGCCATAAGGGCGCAGAGTACCGTGAGGAATGTATTAAGTTCCTCACTACTCAACTTTCTAACGAAACGCTCGAGTTTTCGGATTCGAGTATCTTTTGGTTTAACATTTTTGTTATCCATAAGAAAATTTCCTTAGATTTGCTGACTAAGCACCATCATCCGAAAATGGTGGTGGTTCTTTATCGACAATCTGAGGCCTCTGAGGCCTGGAGTGATAAGCTCCTAAGGTGGTCTTTCGA